ATCTTTCATCGCAGGCTCGTCAAGGAACTCGAGCGCTGCGAGATCCTGCGACAAGTCAACCCAGTAATCGGTGCCACTCGTCATCGTCACCGTTGAACCGCCGGTGCTCGTGTACGTCACCGACGTAAGCGATACGTATGGTTGCACCGCGAACACCGTGCGCTTCCAATCTCGCAAGTACATCGTGCGTGACGATTGGGTGAGCGCCAAGCCCGTGTAGCGCTCGACCCACGACGTAGCGACACTGATGAGCCGGGTCAGCTCGGTGTCATCGTCGCTGTAGTCGATCTTCAGCGCCGTTTTAACGGTTGCGAGTGTCACTGCCATAAACCCGCGCCGGGGGTTTCCCCCCAGCGCGAGCGAAAGGTAAGAAATGCTTAGCAGGTGATCGCAGCGAACGCCGAACCATTCATAATGTGCGAATCGGTGCGCGCGTAGGTGTAGAGGGTGACTTGGTGCGTGCTCGCCGCCGAGTACGGGTCAACGAGCGAAGTCATACCAGTGCGGTCGAAGATTTCAAAGTAGTTGAAATCTCCAACGACCGCAAAGATGTTGTTGTTGGAGGTAGCCGTACGAACGTATTGACCGATGCTGTACGGAACGCCGTAGAGCAAGCCGGGAGCGCCGCCGACCATCGTGCCAGCGTTCGACGATGCTTGCGTCCAGATGTATTCCGTGGCGCCGTTAGTCGTCACGCTGTTCTTCAACTTGCGAGCGACGCGCACGAACGTGTCAGAGAGAAGCCAACGGAACCGCGGCGAGTTGCGGTACTGAGGCGCAACAAGGTGAACGGTATCAATGACGTTGTCGGCAGTCACAGTGGTGACGGCCAAGCCGCCAAGGTCAGTCACTTGAGAAAGCCCGGAAAGCGCAACCTGCGCAGCGGAGCCCGCAATGCCTTCGGGTTGGCTTGATCCGGTGCCGATGGTGTACGCTTCTTCCATTTTGAGCGCCATTGAAAGACCGATACGGCTTGCGACCCAATCGAGTCCGCTGCCGATGCCGCCTTGACCGATCGCATCTTCGATGAACTCTTGGCTCATCTGAGTCGCGCAAACGTACTTGTACGGAACCACGGAAATAGCCGTTCCAAACGATGGATCCGTGGCGCTGATTGCTCCTGCTTCCGCAACGAGCGCCGTTGTAGGAAGGCTGCCTTCAATCGTAATCGTACGCTTCGAGTCGATTGAAGACACCGGAGCGATCGAGCGCAACACGTTCGCCTGGTACATCTTCTCAACAATGCGGCGCTCCATGTCGGTCGGAATGCCAGCGCCCGTGGTGTTTGTAGCAAGCGCGCGCATTTCAGCGGCGTCGCCACGCGCGACCGCCTGAAGCCAACGCTTGGCGTACTCAGGGCTTGCGAGATCGTGCTTGACGTCGGCACGTGCGACCACGCCGCGGAATTGCGGCTGCGAGCGTTCTTCTTCAAGTTGCTTCAGGCGCTCTTGCGCAGCTCGAAGCGCGACGCGGTCTTGGTTCATGCGCTCGACGGCGTCAAGGTCAGCGTCAATACGCGCGATCTTCTCGCGCTCTTCTCCGCTTCCGCGGATTTCGACGTGGTGCGTCTTTGCACCAGTGCGAGCGGAGAACGCGTCAAGGGTCTTGCGGTACTCGTGAACGGTGTTCTCAATGTTGTTCAGTTCGTCAGACATGGCTTGTCATCCTGTGCTTGTGAATCTCGAGCCGCAGCGCCGCGGCTTCAATGGCAGCCGCGGAAACACTCCGCAGGCTCGATGAGGTCTTGTCGCCGTAGGCAGCGTCAACCACTACGCTGAGCTCGACGAGCCGCGCGGCGGTAACGGTGCGTTCAGTGCGTCGCGGGTTCCACTCGTCGCGATCGACGTAGAAACCAAACGACATTTCGCCGCTCAAGTCGCCGCGCTCGAGCATCGCACGCACGTCGTTTCCGACGCTTGTTTCGGCGAGATCCGCAGTGAAGCGAAGCCCGCTCGCGGTATCGTTGAGCGTGAGCGTGCCGCTACGCGTGCGAGCGAGCAACGCGCTCGCGTTGTGGTTGAAGAGCAGTTTGATGTCAGCGCCTGCCAGGTCGCCAAATGCGCCGCGGGTGATTCGCTCACGAAACTGCGGGTTGAACGGCTCGGAGATTTCGCGGCTCCACTTGCCGTATGGAATCGCGAGGCCCGACAACGTGCGGCCCGCTGGTGCGCCAATCGTGACGCTGCGACGTTCAAGCGAAGTCATCGACGCTCCCCGCGCTAGTGTCAGCGCCGATGTTGGTTTGACCGCCGCCCGTGCCCATGTTCTTCGCGAGGATCGGATCATCGAGCCCGTCAAGCGGCGCAAGGTTCAGGTACTCACGCGCTTCGTTGCGCGTGATGACGCCGGACTCGACGCCAGTGCGCAGCGCTGCCATTTGCTCGGCGAGCGACGGCCGAGAGATCATGTCAGCGTCAAACGTCGCCGAGCCGAACGGCGCAAGTTTCGCAACGATCTCGGCCGCCCACGTGCTGAACCAGTGCTGCAAACACGCGTCCACGTACATGCGAGACAGCCATTCCATCGAGCCATAGGCGTTCGCGCTGTGCTCGCTCAGGTACGACGTCGGCACGCCATAGATGCGCGAAACGTCTTCGACGCTGTAACGACGCGCGGCCGAGATTCCGGAATCGTCGAGCGTGCTACTGATGCGCTCGACCTTCATGCCTTCTGCGAGCACAAGCGGCTTGCCGGCGTTCGCCGCACCGGCATGGTGCTTCATGTAGTCCTCAACCACCATCTGTCGCGCGGGTGCGCCCATTGGGCCCTGTGCGACGATGGCAATCTTCGGGTTGCCCGCGTTCTTCATCACTTCGAGCTGCGCTTGCTCCTGCGATGCAAGCACACTGAGCGACGTGCGGCACAATCGCACTGGCGATTCGCCCCACAAGCCATCGAGCCCGACGGCTCGAAGGTGCAGCATCGATGACATCGGCACGTCACCGTACAGCCGCGTTTTGTAGACCGGCTCAGGCTTCGTGAGATCGAGCGAAACGCTTTCGATGTCGAGCGGCAACAACTCAAGCAACTCGCCACCGAGCGTGCGGTTGATCACGGCGAACGCGTTGCCGTATAGCAGCGCTTGCATCGTAAGCGAGCGGCGAAACTCAAAGCCATTCTGCCAGCGGTTCGGTTGCTGCAACAACGCGTTTGCAGTGCGCTCGCTCACGTCGAGCGGCACGCGTGCCACGTCGTTGGCGATGAGCGAAGCCGCGCGGTATACGGGCGTATATGCAAGCGCCGTGCCTGGCGTGATCGTGGGCATACCCACCGAGTCGAAACTCGTGGGAAGGAGAACGCCATGCGTTCCCCAGTGGCCGAGCCATCGTTGCAACAGTCCGCGCAGCATGTGCGTATTTGGTGGGCTGCGATTGCGCGGGATTGCACCTAAACGCTATTGTTTGAAATATTCTTCGGCTTCTTCGTCATACACGCTGCGCTTGGCGCCGCCCCACACGTGCGCGGCAATGATGGACGCCACGAGCGGATCAATCGCGCAGAATTCCCGCGACTTAATTGGCCGAATGTTTCCATTCTGATCGCGCTTGGCGTGCGCATCGGCACACGCGCGGCGCAAGATTGGATCATCACCGATCACTAGGCGCGAGCCCGCCCATAGGTTTTGGAATAGGTTGCATCCGGGCCCGAAGGTGGCGATGCCCATCCGGTACACCACGAGCGGCACGCCGTCGGCTTGCAGTTGTTCGGCCAAGTACTTCGAGCCCCACGCGTCGTAGCCGACGGCCTTAACGTCAAACTCGTCGCGCAGGGCGAGGATTTGCGCCCGCACCGAGTCGTAATCAATCTCGCGCCCTGGCGTGAGCGTGATCTTGCCATCGGAAGCCCACGCGCGGATTGGGTAGCGGTAGTCGAGCTCACGCTGCGCGACGTCGGCCCGAGGCCACCAGTAGTGGCCGCGCAGCGCCACGCGGCCATTGTCAAGCGGCACTGCCACAACCATAGCCGTCATATCGAGCGACTTGGAAAGGTCGAGGCCCACCCACGCGGGCTTTCCTTTCAGCGCTTCCCAGTCAATGCGCTGCCCGCCCGGCCACAGCGACATATCAAGCCAGCCGCCCGTGTTCTCGTCACACCTAGCGGCGTGGTACCTGGCGAATTCGCCGCGCCCCATCGCCGAGCGTTTCATTGTGTTCCACGATCGCTTCAGGCTCACAAGGTCGGGTTGGCCGTGCTCGAGGCCAGGGTTAGCCTTCACCCACGTTGACTCATCCTCGAGCGGGTCGGTGGGATCGAGCCCGTACAGCATCGGCAACACCGTGTCATCGTCAAGTTCGCCGGACAGGATTGCTTCGCCCTGTTTGACGAGTTCGGCGTAGTGGTTCTCGGGGTTGCTGCCGGGGGTGGTGATGATTACGCCGGTGGATTCTCGGCGCTTGGCGCCGGTGGTTAACAACTTGGTCAAGAACCGGCCCTTGAACTCGGCCGCCTCATCAGCGATCCACAGCGATGGATTCAAGCCGTCAAGCGAGCGCTCGAGCGCTGGCAGTGCCGTCATTTGGCAATCCTGCTCAAGGCGTAGCACGGCGTGTGCTCGGGCGATCAAAGTTGGGTCACCGAGGCGCTGCGCCATTGTGCGGGCGGTGTCCAGGCAGATTTCTGCCTGCTCTTCGTTGTTGGCGATTACGTGCACGCGGCGGCCCTCGCCCGCGAGAAGGTCAAAGAGCGCAAGCCCGGCCATCAGCGTGGTCTTGCCGTTGCCGCGGGCGACCTGCACCATTGCAAGTCGGCAGCGTCGACGGCCGTCGGGTAGTCGCCACCCGACGATGTTGGCGAGTACCCACAGTTGCCACGGGTGCAGCTCGAAGGGCTTGCCGGAATCTTCGCCGACCAGGTTGAGCGAGCGGAAGTGCTCGGCGACGCGCTCGACGTCAGGCCACGACATTACCAGGTCGGAGCGCTCGAGGTCGCGCCGGAAGCGCTGCGCCGCGGCGTAGACCCAACGTCCGGCGGGTGTACGGCCGTCAATGACGGCATTGACGTAGGCAAGCACCGCAGTACGCGTACAAGTTACGTCCGA